ATCTTTTTTCTTCCATTGGACCGAAGTTTTTCTTGCTCTTCTGTTCCGTCATTAGTAATAAACAAGTCAGTCTTCCATTCAATAGTTTCCTTCGCTATATTGGAAGCTTCTAATATAGCGAAGGAAACTATTGAATGGAAAACTGACTTGTTTATTACTAATGACGGGACAGAAGAACAAGAAAAACTCCGGTCCAATGGAAGAAAAAAGATTTTTTATAATTTTTTTGAAAATTCCATTAATAAAGTGTCCTCCTTTATAACTGAATATGGAGCATACGACCAGTTATGGGCGGCACATTTATGGATGGAACGTCAATATATTGGATCAGTATCTGGGGGCGGATACGTTTTAGCCTGTGTTACAAACATATTTGACTTCAGAGATTCCTCCCTGGCATTATTATATGAGTCCAGCGAAAGTTGGCAAATAATTGAAATTGATACTGTTGAGGGATCTCAGTTAAATCTTTCGACATTATTACGATCTTTTCAAAAAGCTTATCTAATGCCTGTTAGAGTAAGTACAATTTTAAAAAATATTAATCGTTCAAGTAATGGTTGGAATACTAAAAGTGTTGTTGGTTTTGATGTTGTTGATGTTGAAGATACTCTTGAGTTTGTTCCAAGCCAGTATAAGGGGAATGATTTTTATATTGATCAAATATATAAATCACAGGAAAGATATAACTCAATCATTAGTAATAATACGCAGATAATAGATTTCCAATTAGGAAAGATATCTAAGAAAAATCCCTGGATAAATAATAGAATTGAAAAACCATATTATAATTTATTTGAAACTCAAACAGAAGTATTTAATTTTAGAAAATATTTAACTCGTAGATCGGGGAAATATAGGAATTATTGGGAACCTTCCTTTGAGATTGATTTGTTTAATCAATCAACAGGAATTATTTCTGATCAATTATTAGTTTCTTCCAGTGGTTTTCTTGATTGGGATAAACAGAGAGAACATATCGCAGTTTTAGATAAATCTGGAACTTGGTATTTGAGAGAGGTTCTTTCTATAACTCAAATATCTGAAGTAGTCATTCAATTAAATCTTGATTCTTCATTAAATATCTATGCAATTGATATTGATACAATTTCCTTTTTAGGATTGCGTCGTTTTAATACAGATATTATTGAGTTAAAGTGGTCTCAAGGGGGGACTGTTATGGAAACAACTATAAATACAATAGAGGTTAGTCCATGAGAGCAGAATTATATAAATTTGAACGAGGGACAACTGTCTATACTTTAACAAGTTCCGATGAAGAACAAGAATATGAGTCAGAAATTTATGAGCCAGCTGTCATTGGTCATGGAAATCGAGAAAATCAGACAGAATTAAGCAAGGAAAATTTAGAAGTAAAGATCAATTTAGAACACCCAATGGCAAATGATCTTCTTACATATTTTGGTGATGATATTATGATATTAACTCTTTTTATTAAACTTGATTCTGGTGTTGAGGTTGGATGGAAGGGGAGATACGTAAGTCAAAAACCTCTAGGAAATCAATTGTCTATTATTATAGAATCAGTTTTTACGTCACTGAGAAGACCTGGACTTCGAGCCAGGTATCAAAAAACATGCCGACATGCTTTATATAGAACTCTTGGTTGTAAATTAAATGTAGAAGACTTTGCTTATGAATCAATTCTTGATTCTATATTAGGAAGAACATTAATTGTCTCTGGGGCTTCTTTACAGCCTGATGGTTTTTATATTGGAGGGATGATTAGAGCAAGTTCTGATAATAGTCTTAGATGGATTGTTAATCATGTAGGGGATACGTTAACTTTAGTAAGATCTTTTGAAAAACTTGAAGAAGATTATGCTGGATATGGGGTAAATTACGGGGGTAGTTATGGAGGGACAATAGTAAAAATCTACCCCGGTTGTGATCATACTAGAGCAACTTGTATTAGTAAGTTTGATAATGTACTTAACTATGGGGGCTTCCCCTGGATTCCGGGGAAAAATCCAATGGGAGAAACTTCAATAGTATAGGAGGAGTTATGGTTTGGTGGTATGTAGCATATTTTGTAATAGCATTAGTTGTAGCTTATGCAACAATGCCAAAACCCGCGAGTCAACCCTCTCCTGGTTTAGGTGAAATTAAATCTCCTACAGCGGAAGAAGGTCTTGAAATCCCTGTCTTATTCGGAACAAGAGATCTTCTTGGACCAAATGTAGTTTGGTATGGGGATATTCAAGTAACTGCAATAAAGAAGAGCGGGGGGAAGAAATAATGAAAGATGTTATTGTTACAGTTCAGGATTGCAGAGCTGCAAAACTATGTAAAAAGGGAACTCGAAAATGGTTTAAAGGACATAATTTAGATTTCGATGATTTCGTTCATAATGGGATTTCTTCTGAAGTATTAAAAAAATTGAATGATGCAATGGCAATGAAAGCCGTGGAGGTAGCTAATGGGCGGCGGGGGAGGTAGTGACCAAGTAGTTGGATATAAGTATAAAGCTGGAATGCACATGATTCTTTGTCATGGACCTATTGATAGACTTGTTAGAGCAAGAATTGCGAAAAAGATTGCATGGCTAGGTTCTTCCGGTGCAGGAACTATATCTATTAATAAAACTGAGTTATTTGGGGGGGAAAGTAGAGAAGGGGGAATAAAGGGGAATATGGATATAGAGTTTGGGGGGGATACCCAGCCCCCGAATAGTTATTTAACAAGAAATTTAGGGTCAGATATCCCAGCTTTTCGTGGAGTCGTAGGAATAATATTAAGAAGTTATACTGATATTAAGCAAGCTTTTTTCGGGGGTTTTTATTGGGGTCAGAATCCATATCTCAAAAAATGGGATTTTAGAGCACAACGTGTTTTTACTAGACAGAATGGGATTGAGCAGTGGTACTTGGGGAAAGCTCCAATAGTTATTTTTGGGGAACCGCTTGCTTTACATATAGCACTAGATTTTTCAGGATCTATGAATACTATAACAGCTAACGGTCAATCTAGATTTACGAACATGAAAACAGCTATATATGAAGTATTAGATATGCTTAAAGAAGCAGTTCAATTACCTGAAACGAAACAGATTGACTTAAGATTAGCTGGTTTTACTCGTGGTGGGTCAATATTAAAAAGAGAAATTACTCCTTCGGGTATAGAAGAAGTTCGAAGCTGGTTAGTTAGCCAATTTGCTGATGGTGGTACAGATTTTCGGGCCGGGGTTACTGGAGCAACAGATTTCTATGCTGATGGTCCCCCATCTGGTAAAAAGATCTCTATTTTTCTTACTGATGGGGAACCAAGTGCAGTTAGATATGCAACAGAAGCGGGGGAACTTCTTTTTCAAACTTCAGGTGTTATCGCTTATGCTTTTAATATTGATTTAACTAATACAACTTATACAGCATACTTAGATAATACTCCTGATGAAGGAGTTACAGTCCTTACGGGGGATAATTTATCCGAGCTAAGAAATACAATTTTTAAAATTGTAGGAACTCATATCGATATGAATCCCGCTCATATTATTCGAGAGTGTTTGACTGATCCTATTTGGGGGATGGGTTATCCTGAAAATGAGATCGATGCTGAATCTTTTGAATCATCGGCGGATACACTTTTTTCTGAGTTTATGGGAATAAGTCTTCTTTGGGATAAACAAATACCTATAATGGATTTTATTACTGAAATTATTCGTCATATAGATGCTACTTTATATGTTGATAGAAAGACTGGAAAATTCGTACTAAAATTAATAAGAGAAGATTATGATATAGAAACTCTCATAACTTTAAACCCTAGTAATAGTAAAAAAGTTACAAACTTTGTTCGTCCTACTATCGGGGAACTAGTCAATTCATTAACTGTAAATTTTTGGAACTATAAAACGGGGGAAACTTCTAGTATAACTGTTGAGGATCCTGCATTAATCCAAATGCAAGGAAGCGTAATTAATACAACAATACAATATCCTGGATTTACTCATATTGGTACTGGTTCAAGAGCAGCTTTAAGAGACTTAAAAACTTTATCAACTCCTTTAATTTCAGGGCAAATTGAAACAGGAACTATTGCTAAAGATTTTAATATAGGTCAAGTTTTTAAGTTAACATGGCCTGATTATGAAATTACTGAAAGTCTTGTTCGTATAGCAAAGATCTCCTTTGGGGATGGGAAAAATAATGCGATTAAAATTAGTTTTGTTCAAGATAAATTCGATTTCTCCCCAGTACAAATGGTTATAGAAAATGAAGATTCTTGGGAAGAACCCGGAGGATCTGCAGTTCCGGTAAGTAATCAAATTACAGAGGAAGCTACTTATTTTGGAATGGTCCAGTTCACTGGACAAGACGAAGCTGATTCTACTTTAACAGCAACTCCTACTGCAGGATTCTTAGCAGTTTCCTCTGATAGACCTGCAAACGGAATTAATGCTCGACTTTGGGTCGACGATGGGGGCGGATACGAAGATGTCAATCCTTTAGAATTCTCCCCAAGTGCAATATTTCTGAATAAGATATATCCTACTGATGAGAGTTTTTTCCCTGATTTTATAGAGAATCTTGACTCTGTTGTTGCAGGAACATATGGACAAATCGGAAGTGAATTAGTTCGTTTTGACTCAATCGATGAGGAAACCGGTGAATTAATACTTGGTCGAGGGGTATTAGATACATATCCACAAGAGCATGCTGCTGGATCTATAGCTATCTTTTGGGGTGATTGGGGTGTGTCTAATCTTGAAGAATACCAAACTCCAGACATCGTTTCAGCTAAGATCACACCAGCAACTGGCGAGGGGACTCTAGACATAGCAGATGCAACCGCCAGCTCCGTTCAATTTAATAACCGAGCGATTCGCCCATTCCTCCCTGGCAACATCAGTATAAACTCTGTTTCTTTAGCAAGATTCTTTCCCCCAGTAAGTACATATATCACTTGGGTGGGTCGAGATCGTTTGCAACAAACAGGACCCATAATGGATTTCTTTGATGGAAATATTGGACCTGAAGCAGGAACAACTTGGGACTTAAAACTTTATGATGAGGATGATGCTTTAATCGACTCTTTATTAGGAACTGTATTAACTGAAAGATATTACTCACAAGATGCTGAAAGAATAGCATTAAACAAAACAGTTTTAGCCAGTGGGGGGATTTTTGATACAGTTGGACAAGCTGATAGTAGTTCGTTGGAAGCTTATTATCCTGCATCTGGGTTAAATGGTTCATCTTTGCCTGATGCGTCAGGGGAGGGGAATGATGCTATTGCTACAAATATAACTGCAAGTGCTGGAGATGCAGGATTGATTTTCACAGGTGCTATTGACTCTCATATTGAGTTTCCAAATGTAGTCTTTAATGAAACATATGAATATGCAATATCCATGTGGTTAACTCTTGAAGATCAAGTTACAGAATCAGCATTATTAAGTCTTGCTAATAGTGTAATAGAGGAGGATATTTATTTGGGAGTTGCGGAACAATTTTTTGTAAAAGAAAAAGGAACTTTTATTTTACAAAATGAAGGTCCAACGGTTTTACCATTAAAAGCAAAAACACATATTGTTATCGTTAGAGAACAAGTATAAAGGAGATAGAAAATGACAGCGAAATTTAAACCATGTATAGCTTTAATCGGTGGGGGAGCAGGAGCACTAGATGCAATTGACGGGGTGGATCTTGCGGAGGGTGATGCTGCAATAGTAATTACATCTAGCGGAGCTTATCATTATTATCTAAATGCTACTTCCGCAGCAGCAGAAAATAGCCCAAATGTTATTGCTCCAGATGTCAATGCTGGGGATAAAAGATGGATACTTGTTACTCCACAGGCTCCTTAAGAATGAAACCCGGGATAAGTGACACCATTATTTATGTTTTTATAGATCATATAGTATAAGGAGAAATTATGAGTAAAGTATATCCAGCAACAAGTTTAATAGGTGGAGGAGGAGGAGCACTAGATAAAATTGATGGTTCCCTTCTTAATGATAAAGATGTAGCTATTGTTGCAGTTAAGGATGGTAATATGTATCCTTATGTTTTAGACGCAACTAGTGCTGAAGTAGAAGTTTCTCCTTGGATCATTGAACCTGATGTAAATGCAGGGGATAAACGATGGAAGTTACTCGGCATTCAACCTGCTTTTAGTCACGTTAAAGCAACAACCAATGCTGGGCAGAGTATATCTACTGCTACGGTAACTACAATTATTTATGAAGATGAAGTTGAGGATTCTCTTAGTGAATATAGTATAGG